AAGTGAACTGCTGGCACTGCGGAACTGAGTTGATCTGGGGAGCAGATCATGATATGGAAGATGTAAATGATGGAGAGGAGTCTGAATATGACTTCTTTTCTAATTTTACCTGTCCGAAATGCTATTCATACGTTGAAGTTTTTCACTATAAAGGTCCAATAGAGGATGACGAAGTATAATCTAGAACTTCATACCTACCTAGCACCTAGTAATGTGTGTGAAGGAGTTGGAGTTTTTGCTTTACATGACCTTCCAGAGAATTTTACGATCTGGAAAGTAACTAGAGAGCAGTGTGAGAAGTATGGATGGGATAAAATACCAAAAAATGTTCATGATTATGTTAATCAAATGACATTTTGCGATGAACAGGGGTTTTGGTTGGATTGTGACCTAGATAGAATGTATCCTGCATACTATGTAAATCACTCTGAGAGGTCAAATGTGCGTCTTGGAGAGTTAAGTGAGTATATAACAACAAGAATTATATTTAAAGGCGAAGAAATTTTATTTAATTATCCAAAAGAACATCAAATCTGGTTATGAGCACACTAATTGTTAACCTACCTGCATACGAAGTATGGGTGAGAAAGGAATATCTTACAGATCACCAGTCAGGACATGGTGAATTTGTAAAGGGAGTCTGGGTAACTGCGAAAAGTATACCTGGTCGTGCCTTTTATTTTGAGACTTATCTACCTGAGTACGCTGCAATTTTCGATAAATTACCAATATCCGCTTTTGTCTCGTCTCCTGAGACACCAAAACCCGATATGACGTTGCATAATTTACAATTTTGGAACTGTATGGACTATGGAGTGGTCGCAGTGCAGAAACAATTCATCGGTTCGATGCATTATGAAGTGTATACAAGGGATTTTGGAACACAAACTGGCACTTATGTATGTTCATTAGACAATTATCACTCCGATGTAGACGCAATTGACTACTCTACAAGTGAACAACCTGCTGAACATAAGTCTCATAATATTATAGAACTCGATAATGGGCAATTTTGTCTCTATCCAAACAATAGAATGAGGATTTATGACAACAGTATCACTCCAGAGAACCCAAAAATGCCTGATTTTAAGGTTTCAACAGTTTGGTATCAGGTTGAGAATGGTCATGACCGTGATGGATTGGGTAATGAGGACAATTATTTTTGGAAAACAGCGAAAGAGAGGTTATTTGATGATGTTGGAGTGGGAAATACAGCGATTACAGGTAATATAGAAATAGAAGGAATGGATTTAGGGTGATGGAAAAGATAGATATACTTCCTCAAAGTATTTTTAAGTTTGAGTGTGATCAAAAACTATTAGAAAGCACCCTTGAAACTCTTAAGAGGGAAGAATATCGTCGTGAAGGGGTTCATACACATAAAAGTAAGCAAACTGTAAGTGTTAGATTAGATAAAGAGGATAGATATTCAGAAATATACGACTGGTTTCATCAATGTTTAGAGGAAGTTAGATTAAAATTTGAATTAGAGTGTGATAAAATCAAAATTTCATCGTCTTGGGGTAATAGGACAGGTGGTCACTCCATACATGGTGCTCATAGTCATCCAAATTCATTCATTAGTGGAATCTTCTACCTTACAGATTCAAGTGCAAAGACAGTTTTTTTCTGTAATAACCATTGGACAGGAGACAATGATCCACTAAAACCAACAAATCTCTCAAATGTCGTGCAAATGATGTTTCCAGGTAGTGAACATAATATAATTCAACATTTTCAACCTTCTATAGCAGGAAATTTAATACTTTTTCCGTCTTCATTAATTCATGCGGTTACTCAAACAGAACATGATGCGGAAAATAGGTATACCATGTCTTTCAATTCATTTCCTTGTGGTAAAATTGGTCGAGATAGTCATAATGCAAGTGTAAATATAGAGATTTTATAATAGTGTTACACTACTCACATAAATAAAGTGAGTAAACTATTACCTATGTACGGAAATCGGGTATCAAGGTCATTTAAAGACATAAGTTTGTCTTTTGAACCTCACCCAATTACTAAAGATCTACCTGTTCTTAAGAATGCGAATGCAATTCGTCGTTCCGTACGTAATTTAGTGCAAACAATTCCTGGTGAAAGATTTTTTAATCCAATTCTAGGTTCATCTGTCTATGATAGTCTTTTTGATTTGATGGATTTTGGAACTTCTAATCTTATAGAACAAGAAATCGTAACAACATTAAGGAACTTTGAACCTAGAGTCAATAATGTTCGAGTTAGGGTCAATCCAAGAGCTGACCAAAACAACTTTGATATTACGATTTTCTTTGATATTGTTGGAGCAGCACTACCACCTCAAGAATTTTCATTCATCCTAGAAGCAACTCGATAATATGCCATTTACTAAGTTTACAAATTTAGATTTTGATCAAATCAAATCACAAATAAAGAGTTATTTAAGAGCAAACTCTGATTTTAAGGACTTTGACTTTGATGGGTCAAACTTTTCAGTCTTAATTGATACTTTAGCATATAATACTTACATCACAGCATTCAACTCTAACATGGTTGTGAATGAATCTTTCTTAGATTCTGCAACACTAAGAGAAAATGTAGTCTCATTAGCGAGAAATATAGGATATGTTCCTCGTTCCAGATCAGCAGCAAAAGCAGAGATAAGTTTTTCTATTAATACTACATCTAATACACCAACACTAACTTTAGCAGCAGGTCTAGTGTGTGTAGGGGCGACTGAAAACACCACAGTCATGTTCTCAATACCATCAAGTATTACAACGACAGTTAGCAATGGTGTAGCATCATTTAACAATATTGAAGTTTATCAAGGAACTTTCTTAAGTAAACAATTTTTAGTTGATGGATCACTGGATCAGAGGTTTGTTTTAGATAATTCGTTCATAGACAGTTCAACTATTGTCGTAAGAGTTAAAGGACCTAATGAAACTACTCTTGGTAGAGAATATTCACGATCAAATAATATTTTAAATATTGATTCAACATCTGAAATTTACCTGCTCCAAGAAGTTCAGGATGAAAAGTATGAGTTGTTGTTTGGTGATGGTTATTTTGGTAAAAAATTAGAAAATGGTACAGTTATTACTGCAACTTATATTATTACAGACGGAAAAGCAGGTAATGGTTCTTCAGTATTCTCATATTCTGGAAGAGTTTTAGATTCAAACAACAATCCAGTTGTTCCAACTAATAATATAACCATCACCACTAATCAGTCTGCTGCAAATGGTGGTGATATAGAGAGTGTTGATTCTATCAAGTACTTCGCTCCTAGAATTTATGCTTCTCAGTACCGTGCAGTGACCGCCAGAGACTATGAAGCGATAATTCAGTCTATTTACCCTAACACTGAATCTGTGGCGGTTGTAGGGGGAGAAGAACTTGATCCACCAGAGTTTGGACAAGTTCTAATTAGCATCAAACCAAAAAATGGTGACTTTGTTTCAGACTTCGACAAACAAAATATACAGTCAAAATTGAAAAATTATGCTTTATCAGGTATAAATCAAAAAATAATAGATTTGAAGGTGTTATATGTTGAAATTGATAGTGCAATTTACTATAACAGTTCACAAGTTAGCAATGTGAATGGAGTTAAGAGTAAAGTAGTGGATGTTTTGAATACATTCTCCACCTCAAATATCAATAAGTTTGGTGGAAGGTTCAAATATAGTAAATTAGGTCAAATAATTGATGGATCAGACAGTTCAATAACATCAAATATTACGAGAGTCATCATAAGACGTAATATGAAGTGTTTATTGAATCAATCAGCACAATATGAATTATGCTATGGTAATACATTCAAGAAAAATGCAGGTGGGTTTAATATTAAGAGCACAGGATTCACTTTAGCAGATCAAACAGGCACTTTATACTTTACAGATGTTCCAAACGAGACTGGTGATATGGGTGTTTTATCTGTGGTTAGAGAATCATCAGAAAGTAATCAATTTACTGTTGTAGTTAAGTCTGCTGGAACCATTGATTATAAAAAAGGTGAAATTATAGTTAATACACTAACTATAACATCAACTGTTGTAGCAAATAATATTATAGAAATTCAAGCTTTCCCAGATTCTAATGATGTTATTGGTTTGAAAGACTTATATTTAAGTTTTTCTGTTGCAGATAGCACAATAAATATGATTAAGGATACAATTTCATCTGGTGAGCAGATATCTGGTGTCGGATATAAGACAACATCAAGTTATTTGAATGGTAGTCTAAAAAGAGGTGATACTTCCACAGCAAATGCTACTATTTCAACTAGCACAACTACACCATCAACCACAACAAGCACTAGCTCAGGTTCAACATCGTCTGGAGGCGGTTACTAAGAAATGATACAAACTGGTTTT